CCGTAAGGCTCGCTTGATCGCGTCGGTCTCTGCACCTTTAACGGCGTTTTCATGGTCGTGGCTGTTGTCGCCTCCCCAGCCTTCACGGGTGACACCACCGGCACGGACGCGAACGCGGGCAATGTAAGTGGGTTGCTTTTCGTTTACACATTTCATTTCAAGGGTTTCACTGCTCCAGCCATCGAACCCAAAGATTCGGTTGGCTTCTGAAATGGCGTGTTCGCCGGAGATGTAGTCAAGCGTGCGACCTCCAGCACCCTTGCGTTTTTTGACGTTGTTGAGGTCAAGCGGTGCCGCCAAGGATTCTTTGGCGGCTTGATCTAGAAGAATCGTGGACATGTCCATTATTTGAAGGCCCATGAGGGCAGTGAAAGGGTTTGCGGTTCCATCGGGGTGTGTCCCGGCCAGTTGTTGAAGACTCTGCAGTTGGCGATCAGGTCCAGGGCCTTGCGGCGCAGATAACGGCCTTCTGCGATCGCGTCATCATCAAGGCGATATATGCCGATCTGATGAGGCGGCTCACGTTCAACAACTACAAAGACAAAACGCTTCATCTGGGACATCTCCAGATAGTGAGCGCATTGCAGGTGGTAAGAAAAATTGGCCACCTGTTTGGCGAAACTGGCTGGGCTTGCTCCACCAGCGGGCACCGTCTTTAAGTCAACGATGGTTTCATCTGGGGTGATCCAATCCAGCCGAGCTTTCATCGGGAGGGCTGTCGAATCGTCTTCTGCGAAAAAAGACTGTTCAGCTAAACCATCGACAAAAAAGGTGTTGCATAAAAGGTTCCCATTTACGGCGTGATTCATGCCCAGGGCCTTTTCGTATTGGGCCAAGGTGATGGGTTGCCGACCGTTTTTGATGGCTTGCTGGGCCTCTTCTTTGCCTGCCTTGGTGTTGCGTGGGCCGCAAACTTGGTAGGTGTTTTTGAACTTTTCATGTTCAAGGATGAAGCAGTGGGCCAGGGTGCCTTCGATCATTTGAGGGCTTGGCTTGCGTTCAGCACGTCCGCCTTGATGCTTCATCCAGTAGAGAAGCTCAGGGGACTCCAAAGCCTGCTTCATGTCGCTCTGGCTGTAGCCAGGGTCGCTGAAGTAATCGACTTCTGAGACGGTCACTTAACGTCCTCCCGATTCCAATGAATGCCGCCGGGACCATATATGCCCTGAAGCTCAGGCCAGGTCCGCAAGATTTTGGCCACGTTGTCCGGGTCAGCGACCAAGCCAGCGGTGGCCAGCTTTCGTTCAAAGTCGCCGCCATGCACCTGGGCGATATGGAACATTCGAGTAATTTCGCTTTGAGTCATTTGGGGCCTAGAGTCTGCATGGGCAGACTTCAGAAGCGATGCCAGGGGTGGTTGAAGCACTGGGGTTTGTCCTCCTATTTGCAGAGATGGTCGATAAGTTCCGAAACGTTGCCTGCTTCGCATTGCAGGCGATGTAGAGCCGATCTGCTGTGCATAGGCATCTCATATTTCACGCCAGGTGGTGGAGTCGCCTGGTCATAACGTTCCTGAGCTGACTGGTTGTAGTGGTCAAAATTCTCAGGAAAATCACTGAATCTCCACTCAGCCACTTCATCAAGTTTGTCTGATGCAAACGTTGCGCCTTGCTGGTAGCCGCGTCGGTAAGCCTGCTCGCAAGCTCTGGCGATGTGCTTAGCAATATCAGGACAAATTTCTTTAATCTGCTTTGCTTGCTTGTACTGCTCGTAAAAAATTTCTGGATAGGATTTAGTCATCGTTTCAGCTCCTCGCAGGCGGCCTGCACGCCCAGGCGGCAGTCACGTTCTGTCATTTGGTCCAGCGTGCCGGTCAGAGAAACGAACAAGGCACCGCCAAACAGCACGAACAGAAAAGTGGTGAACGCTGGAGCAAACCACGGGGGACTGCCGGGGTCGTTGTAGAGCTTGGTGCTTTGGTAGCGGATTTGTTTCATTGGTTTGGGAGAGAAGGCCCCCGAAGGGGCCGGGGGATCAGACGCGGGAGCGCAGTTCGGCTTGGATCATTTCGACGATGGACATCAGGCGGTCTTTCCTTGCGGAGTTGTTGGTGATAACTGCCTGGGAACTCATTTCGAGCGAGTTGTCCATCAAGACCAGGGTGGAGATGGTCTTGCAGCGTTCGGGGGTCCAGAGGTTCATTGGGGTGGTTGGAACTGAAGTCAGTATGACCCCGCCTTGGTAGGTGACTAGTACCCCTTGTGCAGCCTTTTAGGTTGGCACAACAAAAGGGGCCGAAGCCCCCCGGGTCAGTCGATAGACTCCAGGCGCTTGCGCTCCTGGGCCAGGTACTGGTTGAGGTCTTTGACCAGTTGCTGGTGCTGTTCTTGTACCTTGCGGTCAAGTTCCTCCTGGTGGGCCACAAGGGCTTTCAGGTAGTTAGATCCTAGATCCATGGGGTGGTTGCGTGGGCCTATTCATTCTGCGCCTTGTGGTCGGTGTTTGGTAGGGATTGTGTAGGTTCGTTAGTTGGCACAGGAGCAGTGCTTATCCCATGCTCCGTCAGAGCCTGTCGAAACCTGCCGTTTTGCTCCTTCATTTGCTTATGCCACTCCTTAGCGACTTTTGCTGATCGGGCTTTTTGCCTTTCCTCCCATTCTTTCATCTTTGCCTCGTGGAACCGTTTTCGTTCGGCGGCTGCCTCTTCCTCGGCAATTTTGTCTTGGATCCTGTTAATTACAAAGCAAAGCAACGCTTTGGGCTGAACGTAAATTGATTTTTGATCGGCATGTAAAACGCCACTTCTCATTGGTGGATATGACCTGAAAGCGTCTGCCCCTCGAACCATTGACTTAATTTCACTTTCGTAGGGTCGGTCAGAACCCAAGTCGGTAAAAATTTTGTGCTCTTGGATTACTCGTCGGACATCATTGCCTGCTGTTTTTAGCGGCAAGTAACCATCAGCCTTGAGTTTTGCAATTTTGACTTCAAGCCGTTTTTTGCGGATTTCTTTTCTAGCTTTATTTCTGCGTTTAATTTCGCCATTAGCAGCTTGTATTGCATGAGCTAGCTGCCCATCAGTTGCATTCATAAGCTTGCAACCGATCGCATATTCAATCTTTGTCCATTGCGCTTTGCTGGTCTTGTCGCCCCATTGCCCAGGCCATTTTTCTTTTTGTTTTTGTTCCTTGAGTGCCTCTAGCTCTTTGTGCCAAATCTCGTATTGATCCGGATCGTGGCCCATTTGGGTGATCCGGTCCTCCAGATACGACTGGCGGTTTTCGCGTTTGTCGTACGTGGTGTTCGCGTATTTGTTTGGTTTACTCATTGCAGTTCCTCCCGAAGGTTTTCGATAGCGGCCAAGATGTCGTCCGCGCTGCCCTCGCCGACGTGGCTGATCAACAGCAGGTCTTTACGAGTCAACGCCATGACAGCCCCGACGTTTTTGTAACCACGCCGCCATAGAGCGTTATGGGCACGAATTGGCAGCATTAGCCGGTCAAGCGGCATCTCATGCAAGCTTTCCTTTTTAGGAGGCGCTAGGGCTTCGCACAATTCGCGGATGTCTTCGCGAGTTAAGGACTGGCCCTCTGGGGTGTCCCAAGCCATGACCCCATTGGCCAGGTCTTCACGGATCAAGCTGGCCACGTAGGACAGCTGGGGTTTTGTTAATTCCATAAAACAGTGGTGGATAAAGCCGGGGTTGGCAAGCCTGCGCCCATAAGTTGGCGACTCCTCTCTGTTATCCCCGGAGAGGCCCGAAAGCCTCAGAACTGAGCAGCGAGGCCGGTGGCCAGGTGCTTAAAGAAGTGGTGGAAATCGCCGTTGCGGAAATCCAGTTGCTGAAGGATGCCGGTAATCTGCTGGCGCTCTTGGCCCTTGGTGCTGAGGATGCGATCGATTACAACGTCTGTGGTGATGATGTGCGAGTCGCCGGTCGTAGGGCTGGTGACTTCGTAGGTCTTGAGGGTGAAGTCTTTCTCAGCGAAGAAGGTGGAGAGGTTCATGGGGTGGTTGACTGAACTGAGCTAAGTATGGGCCTTGCTGGTAGCCAAGTGGTAGGAATTGTGCAGCTTGTTGAGTTGGCACAACCCCCAGGGGGTGAAGGCCTCACCAATGACGCTTGGTGATGGTCTGGGTTTTGGCCTTGCCTTCTGCCCAGTCCCAAAAACGAACCTCACGGCCAGTCGAAAACTGCCCCCAAAATGGAAGAGCTGTCTCGCTGTCCCAAAAGTTCATGGCGCAATTCAAACTGTGCCAGACCAGCTGGTCAGGATCGACGTGGGCCACAACCTCCATGACTTGATCCATGGTCTTGAAGACCAAGGACTGGCCATCAGGAGTGCGGAGCGTAAAGCCAAGAACCTTTTGGCCTACGCGGTCGAGCTGAAGAATAAACATCGGGTCTCCCCCGGAACTGAAGTCACTATGGGCCCGATTGGTAGGTGTTTGGTAGGTACTAGGCCAGAGTTTCAATCGTCACAGTTGCACCTGGACGTTCACCCGGCAGGCAGTATCTCTGACAAGCACTAAGCAACACCACGTAGCAATCGTCGGTGAATGCCGAACCTGTGAGCCCATCAAGCAAACTCCGGCAGCACTTGTCGATGTCGTTTTTTTGGTCGTGTAATGCGTGCGAGCTGATGGACGCAAATTGCCTTTGGCCCCAAAATCACCCTTAGGGCGCAAAAACCGAAACTCAACGGCAACGCTGCAGGCTTGCTCAATCAACTCTCCGCAGGCAGCCAATGCCTCAACTCGCACGGCGTCTCTCCAAGGCCCGACACGTTCTGAGGCTTCTCGCATCCCGTAACGAGTGCGAATTTTTGATCCTTGCGGCGCGGCTTCGATTCCTGAAATTTCGATGTCGTAACGCATAAAAAAAGCGGGGTGCTCGAATCCCCGCCCGGTGCTCTTCCCCTCTAACGCTAATTCATGTCATTCATCCCGCAAGGCGTTCCCTTCACGTCACTTCCAACAGCAATTCGCGGAACGCTTCAGCCGAATCAGCTGGCGATTCTCTGGGTTATCCAGACCTACGCCGGAGCGAATGCCGATTGCTGGCCGTCAATCAAAACCATCGCTGATGGCGCTTGTGTTTCTGTCCGTACTGCTCGGGCTGTCGCTGGGCAGTTGGAGTCCATGGGACTTCTCCAGCGCGAATCACGCCGAAACGATCGCGGCGACTGCTGCACAAACCTCTACCGGGTCACTGTCAACCACCTGGCCAACGTTGCCCCACCGTCCTTAGACCCCCCGGCAGCATCTGCCGCACCCCTAGGCAGGAAATGCCGTACCCCCCGGCAAATGGTGCCGGACCCCCCGGCAGGAGCTGCCGCCAAACTAAATACAAAAGAACTAAATACAAAAGAACTACAAACAGCCAGTAAAGCTGCAAAAGGCCAAAAGCCAGGACGAAATGCCTACAGCGACGAGTTCCAGGCCTTTTGGCAGCAGTATCAAAAAATTGGCAACAGAGCGACTGGTCAATCCAAGCCCAAGGCATGGGTTGAATACAAAAAGCTCACCAGAGGCGTTCAGGAGCGCCTACAAGGCACTTTGGCCGCTTCATTGAAGGATCAGGCCAGAGGGGAGCAAAAGGGCCGGTTCCTGACCTGCTACCCCGATTGTTTTCGTTGGCTGCGTGATGGCCGTTATGAATCCTTCCTGGAAACTGCCACAGCAGCCACAGCCAAACCCAGCCACCTGACCCATCTTGGTGCTCAGGAAGGCGATCCCTTCTAACCCCACCCCTGGCCAATGAATTCATCTCATAAGCGGTCGTCCCTCGACCGTGACGCAACCTTTTACGCTCCAAAGGTCTCCTGCTTCGCGTGTTACGACACTGGCATCGTCACCAATGGCGACGGGCTCCTGAACCATTACTTGCCCGATTACGACGCCGAAATTATCGACGGCAACATCCATCGGCATGGTGGCTCAGACTTAGCCGTTATTTGTCACTGCGTCGCCGCTTACGAGGCTCAGGACTACGAGGCCCAAACAACTCGCGCAGGGTTTCGTGATTCCACAGGTGTTCGCGCAACTGACACCAGTGGCCGTCAACAACCCATAGGCGTCAACGTTGACAAGGACACCATCCGCGACATTCACCGTCAACGTCGTGCTAACTGGGAAGCCACTGCTCGTGACATCAACTCGTTAAGACAACAAGTCCGCACTGGCCTCAAGCCACTGCTGCCTGCATACATTGCTGACGTGAAAGAGCAGCTTCAAAACGTAGAGCAGCTCCTACCTTCAATCGACTGAATGAAACTCCACACAGTCAGGCAACGGCCTGTAATCTTTCGCCTGCAAACGCTTCTTGACCAGTCTTTGGCCGTATCGCGTGCAGTTCTTGACAACACCCTTGAAGATGTTGAGCCCTTACCTGAATCAACTTATGAGTTTATTTCGGGCCAACTAAAAGAAATTGATCAAATTCTTCGCCTTTCCGCTTATGCATTGCCCGAAATGCCATTCAGTTCGCGTTTCAGTTGTGACGACCAAAAGAACTGTTGAAGGCCCCTACGAAACAGTGCGCCGCCGCCATTGCTATACCTGTGACTACAGGTGGTACACCGCGCAGGAACCAGAGGTCAATATTGGACCATATTTGCACTGGATAGGTGATCAAGTAAAAATTCCTGAGTAAAAAATTCACTGCATTCTTTGCATTTTCCCTAATGGCTAAAGTTACAATCAACCTGAAGCAAGACCAGCTTGACGCTTACAAACGCATCGCTGAGCAAAATCAAAAACCGCTTTCGCACGTCGTTATTGACCACTTGACCAATTCGGATTTCAAGCCCTCCACCTCGCAGCTTTACAAGGCCGCAACCGAAGTTCATCACAAGTACAAAGGTTTCCTCTCACGCGATCAGGCGTTCCATATAACCTCTGTTGCCATTAATTCACTTCACCAAACTTCCAGGCCCTGTTAACGTCTGGGCATGGCTGCTAAATCGACCAATATCCAGGTAGATGAGCGGATAAATACCGTTTACAAGCTCTTATTGGAAGGCAATAGCAGAACTCAAATCCTGCAATACGGTGCGGATGCCTGGGGCCTCAGCACTCGCCAGCTGGAGGAATACATCAAGCGGGCCCGTGATCACCAGCGCCTAGACGCTGAGCTGGAGCGGCCCGAATGGCTCCACGAATCGCTCTGTGCCTTGAAAGACATTCAGCGAAAGGCCACCACAAAAAGCCAATACAGCACAGCCCTTAAGGCCATCGAGTTGCAGGCCCGACTTTTGCGCTTCGAGATGTCATGAGTTTGGTTGACGACATCTGTGAGGCCGTGCCGCTTACGCAGTTCGCTACGCCACCCTCAGCTCAAGACACCAACGAAATTCTTCGTCGCATAAAAGCCGACCTGCACCCTGGTCAGTTGGCCTTTGTTGAAGACACCGAAACTCAGATCTTGGGTCTGACTGCCGGATATGGCGCAGGTAAAACCGTGGCGCTAGCTGCGAAAAGTATTTCGCTGGCGATCCTCAATCAGGGTTTCACGGGCATCGTCATGGAGCCCACCTACCCGATGATTCGTGACATCTGGAAAGCCACCTTTGACAAATACCTGGAGCAATACGGCATCCCTTTTACATACCGAACAAGCCCTTTGCCTGAATATGAATTACACCTAAGCAAACCGACCCGGATTCTGTGCCGGTCAATTAAAAATGGGGCCTTCACTGCGGTGGGCGTCAACGCCGCGTGGGCTTGCTTTGATGAGATCGACATCTTGCGCCTGGTCGATGCACAGAGCGCGTTTGAAAAGATTTTGGGCCGTTTACGCGAAGGCAATGTGCGGCAATTTGCTGTTGCCAGCACACCTGAAGGCTTTCGCTGGTTATTTCAGCAGTTCGGCAAACCAGAGATGCAGGAGCGCAGCGACCGCAGGTTGATTAAAATGAAGACGGCAGACAATCCACATCTGCCCCCAGACTTCATCGAACGGCTGCAGCAGAACTACGACTCAGCAAGCCTTGCCGCTTACCTGAATGGTGAGTTCGTCCTTTTAAACAGTACGCAGGTTTACGACCGTTTTGACCGAGCGAAGCACGTTATTGAGACGGCCCCGGTCAATTTGGACAATGAGCCACGCCACTGGGGTTGTGATTTCAATATTGACAACTGCAACGCTGTTTGTGGGGTGAGGTTGGGCCATCAATTTCTAATCATTGACGAGTTAAAAGCTCATGACACAGATGCCATGGCTGCAGAAATCAAGCGACGATCTGCCCACGTTTCTGCCCCTATATATGTCTACCCAGACGCATCTGGAGGAAACCGTCATTCGTCAGCCGCGAAGACAGATTTGGAGCTGCTGCGGATGGCCGGACTCTCAGTCGTTGCCGGTCGTTCCAACCCTCTCATCCGTGATCGGGTGGCTGCTGTTCAAGCTCTGCTGGAAAACGGCAAAGGCGAGATTCGGGTGCAAATTCTTGCCAGGTGCGAACGAATGATCGAGTGCTTAGAGCTGCAGAGCTATTCAGAGCGCAATCCTTCGGAACCTGACAAAGAGGCCGGATTCGACCATCTCACTGACAGCTTGGGCTACGTGGTGTGGGCTCTATACAACCCCTTGCACGTAAGGGCTGGCCGAGGGACGGGCATCAGAGTATATTGATTACAGAACCGGCTATGGCTTGCGGGCTGTCGGGTCAAAGTCCAAACGGATCGGGTCGGGGTTCGCCCTAGACGCTGTGTTCTCCCCTTCCAGTTGAATATTGAGAGGGGCAGGTAACTGCCCTTTTCTTGTGTCTGCAGATCTCTCCATTAATATCAAATTATTGGAAGGGGCTTAGCCGTGTATTCATCTGGGATTGGTGGCGCTAAGCGTGTTGGCAACGTCAGCACTGTGGACTCGCCTAACCAGGCGTACATGAACATGGCCGACCATTGGAGCCTTCTTGAAGTCCTGTTATCGGGCACTTACGGCCTTCGGAAGGGCCACAGAAAATTCTTGCCGCAGTATCCCCGTGAGGATGATCTCTCATACGATAATCGTCTAAAAATCAGCTGTCTGAGCCCTTTCTACGCTCGCATCGAAAAAATGTTGGCGGGCATGTTGACCCGCAAACCGGTCAGATTGACCGATGTAAGTGACACGATCACAGAGCAACTGTTTGACGCAGATCTGCAGGGCAACGACATCACGCAGTTTTTGTATGAAGCCACCAGGATTTGCCTGCGTTACGGCCATGTCGGTGTTCTGGTCGATGCTGCGTCTGATGGCAGCGGTAGGCCGTACTACGTTCGCTATGCACCAAGAGATATTTTGGGCTGGCGAAGTGAAATTATTAATGGCGCACAGAAGCTGACTCAGCTGCGTTTATTTGAAACGATCACTGAGCCCGATGGTAAATACGGGGAGAAGGCAGTTGAACAAGTTCGAGTCCTGACTCCTGGGGCTTACGAGATTCACCGCAAGGAACAGGACGGTGAGTTCAAGCTGTTTGATGAGGGCACAACGACTGTCAAAGACATTCCGTTTGCGGTGGCATATTCCAACCGCGTTGGGGTGCTTGAGTCGCGGCCACCAATGAACGACATCGCAGAGCTAAACCTCAAGCACTATCAGGCCAGCTCTGATCTCAGCAACCAGTTGAGAATCAGTGCAGTGCCTTTCTTGGCCATCTACGGGATGCCGCCTAGCGCGGAAGAAATAACGGCTGGCCCATCGGAGGCCATGAGCCTGCCGACTGATTCCCGAGTCGAGTTTGTGGAGCCATCTGGGAACAGTTACGAGGCGCAGTTCAAGCACCTGGACCGGATCGCGGAAGAGATCAATACGCTGGCGTTGGCCAGTGTCTTGGGCCAGAAGCTGTCAGCAGAAACGGCAGAATCCAAGCGCATTGACCGGAGCCAGGGCGACAGCACCATGATGCTGATCGCTCAGCAAATGCAAGATCTGCTGGACAACTGTTTGCGTTTTCATGCCGAGTATTTGAACGAAAGCCAGCCAGGTACGGCCTACGTCAACCGGGACTTTATGGGTCAACGTTTGCAGCCCCAAGAAATACAAGCATTGCTGCAGCTTTACACTGCCGGGACTATCACCCAGAAAACCTTGCTTGAAGAACTCAGTAAGGGAGAGGTGCTTGATGATTTGGATGTTGAAGAAGAGCTTGAGGCGCTTGAAATGGGCGGTCTATCAGGCACGCAGGAACCTGAACAAGAAGAGGAGCAGGAGCCAGAAGAAGATGAAGAAGATACGCTGCCAGAAGAGGATGAGGACGTAGAAGATGTGGCGGAATAAACCGGAGCGTCGAGAGCGAAACCTATTTGTATTTCAGGGCAGATGTATGGGCCCACATTTCGGGATTGTGAGAACTACTTGGTACGACAACGGCCAAATCAGCGGGATACAAGAAACAAGGCTGAGAGAAAGCCCCGACTGGGTTATTAATACAGCCAAGTTCACCGCAGTGGTTGGCACAGCATTGCGCGAAGGTGCTGACGTGTCTGTTTATGTGGATTGTGACCCTGCCGAATTGGGCTTGGAGGGCATGTGACTGCATCGCCTAGTGCTGGGGAACAGCGCAAATTCCTAGCCAACACCATCAAGCCTGGTGGCGTTGCGGGTGTGCCTGAGAGCTACTACCGCAAGGCGTTGGATCTGAACCGTTTCAGCAATGGCGTTGCTAACAAGCTGCTGGAGTCTTACCGGCGGCAGATCGTCAAGGCGGTGCGGGAGCTGGAGCGCATCGACAAGATGCCCAGCAGCAAAAAGCCGCAGTTCAAGGCTGCACGGATGCGGGCCCTGATCAAGCAAAACCTGGACGCCATGAAGAAGTGGTCTGGGCAGAGCATTAATGAGTTAATCCAACAGCTGGACGGTTTGGCTGATGTTGAGGTTGCGTTTGCCAGAGCTGAGCTTCAACGGGTAGTGCCTGCAGCGGTCAAGACCCAGGTGCGGACGGTCGAGGTCACTGAATCTTTTGCCAAGGCTGTGGTGAAAGCTGACCCACTGGATGTGGGCACCAACCTTTTGCAGGACAGCTTTGAGGAGGCGGTAAAGGGGCCAGGTTCAGTGATGAAGCTGACGGCACGGCAGGGCGCTGTGATTCGGATGCCTGATGGCACCAGCATCGTCAAAGCATTTCGCGGTTTAGCTGAACGGCAAGGCGAGCTGTTCTCGCGTGCGGTGCTGGATGGCCTGCTCACAGGCGAGAGCACAGCGTCAATTGCTCGGTCTTTGTATGGAGAGCTGGGCTTCTCAACTGAGGCCCTAACTCCACGTCAGGTGGCATTGGCCCAGCAGGGCAACGCCTGGAAGATGGCCAAGCATCAGGTGAGGACGTTGGTGAGGACCAGCGTCAATGCCACGTCAAACGCTGCGAGCTTGCAGGTTTATAAAGCCAACCCAAACCTGACGAAGAAGTACAGATGGATCGCCACGCTGGACAGCAACACCACGGCGATTTGCCGAAACCTGGATCAGAAGGAGTTCTTCTACGGCAAGGGGCCAACTCCAGCCAACCCACCACATTTCGGCTGCAGATCTACAACGGTGCCGGTGATTGATTACGCGGGCGCATCCAAGAAATTTGGGATTGATATTCCACCACCTAGCTCAAAGATTGGCTACCGCCCGACAAAAGAGGGCACGCCATCTAGTGCAGACCCCAAGGGTGGCCGGGTGCCTGTCGGGACTAGCGCAGCACAGCACCTGTACGACCTACGGGGCACAACTAAGGCGGGCAAGAAATCAAGGTTTAATGCCAGTCCTGCCCAGGCCCGGATGCTGAACGGTGGCAAGGCAACGCCTGGGGCATTTGAGAAGGCGCGTTATTACAACCGCTTGGCTGATCGCTATGGCCCAGATGGTGCCATGAAACGGTTTATGCGTGAGGACGGCTCAGAGGTAAGCCTTAAGCAACTGCGTTCCCGTTATGGGGAGCCGGACAAGATCACAAAGAGCAAGAAAGCTGCGACCCCTAAAGCAAAACCCACGACAAAAATTCTGACCAAGAATGAAAAGATCGCCAAACAGGTGATGCAGGATCCAGCTTTAAGAAGCGATAAGAAACGCATCGAGGCAATGGTTGATAAAGGCGTGCCAAAGGGTACGGATTTTGTCGGCTTGATTGCTGATGCCAAGCAAAAGTCAGGGCTGAGTACCACTGAGAAGTTTGCAAAAGTCAAACCCAAACTCAAGCCAAAAACCAAAGCTGTAGCTAAGCCAAAGTCCAAGCCAATACCGAAGGTGGAAACGCCGACAGTTGATTTTGACGCTGAACTGGCCTCTGTAACAAAGGAATTAAAATTTTTGACACCTGAGCTGCTTAAGGCAAAGGTCGATCCTGGGGCGTTGAAAAAGACGAAAGAGTTGATCGCCAAGAAAAACAAACTTCTGGCTGATAAAGCATCAAAACAAGCCAAGTCAGGGAAGGTCAGCGATGTTTCTTTCGAGCACCAAAGCAGGCTTTTCAAGGAATATGGCTTCAAAACTGAGGCCGCTTTTGACGAAGCCAAACAAGGCATTCAAGATTGGACAAATATGGCTTACACCGGGTTGCGGAACGAGCAACTTAGTCGTGTGCCCACTAAAAACCTGACGGCGTATGAAGTCAGCAAGGTTGAACGTTGGAATAAAAAGAAAAAGCAAGGCGATGTTTTTTACGACTATGAAACGTTGGAAAAGAACTTGGATACGTTTGTTAAAAACGCGCCTAAGTATCAAGGCGAGGTTTTGCGAGGCAATGCGGTAAACAGTGTGGCCGACGCTGAGAGCATGATCAAGTCGGTTGCTAACGGACGCAGGACACCGACTTACGACAGTTGGACCACCAACTCAGATCAGGCCCAAAACTTCTTTGAGGATGGAGAGGTTGGCATCCTGTGGAAAATGAAAAACAAAAACGGTGTGCCGATTGCAGCGCACTCAAGATTTCAAAAAGAAGCTGAAGTGCTTATGCCTAAAGGCAACCTCTACAACGTCCAAAACGTCAAGAAAACCTTGGTAGATGGCCAGACTGTTTTCGAGGTGACGTTGGATCAGGTCAGCCCTTGACCTCTTCCTCGTATTTGAAACCAAACTCAAGTGCCAAGGCATCCATAAACCCGTCCTGCCCTGGGCCAACTTGCTTGCCATTGGCATTTGTCACGGTGCCAACCTCGTCGGCCCGTGAATCGTCATAGCCAAAACGCTGTGCGCGTTCTTTGGCTTGTTTCTTGCTGCTGTAGTCCTGTGTTGCCATGGCCTCAAGGTAGCACTGCAATCTAAATCGGCTTTTGATGAATAATTTTTGATCGTTAGATACAGTTAAGAAGCTGTCAAAGCCTGCCCCATGCAACTCCACAGCAAGTTTCAGTTCAAACCGACCACAGAAGAGGCCCCGGCCTGCCCCCCGAAAAAGCCCGCTGCCAAGAAAAAAGCAGCTAAAACAGAAGCATCCAAGGAGAACAGCTGATGCCTAGTTACAAAGGCCCCATGAAGCCCCAGAAACCTGCGGGCAAAAAGAAAAAGAAAGGAGGCAAGAAAAAGTGAGGGAAGGTTCTCGCGTTGCTTGGTCCTATGGAGGGGCCAAAACCACAGGAGTGGTTCAAAGCTTTGCCAAATCCAATCGCGTGTCAATTAAGACCCGCAGTGGTGGCACTGTCACCAGGGTTGGCTCTGCTGATGATCCGATTGTGCGGATCAAGTCAGACGTGACTGGCAACACTGTTCTGAAAAGGCGGTCAGAGCTGAGCACTGCTAAGAAGGCCAAAAAGAAATAGCCATGGCTAAGGCCATTGACAAAGGAGGCCACCGTTTTGAGGGCCTCAACAAGCCGATCATGACCCCAAGGCACCCCAAATATGCGGCTGCTGTTGTGGCCAGCGTGGATGGCAAACAAAAGCTAATTCGATTCGGACTACAGGGCGCTGATCGTTTCCCCAAGCGTGACGGCGAGAGCAAAGCCGACGCAGAGAAACGCAGCAACTGGAAGAAACGTCATTCCCAGAACATCAAACGTGGCCCAATTTCTGGCGCTTACTGGGCGAACAAGTTTCTTTGGTAGTACATTTGGGCTGCAATTAACCTTACGGGTTATTTATGTCTGAAGATCAACTGCAAGAGGCTACGCCTACAGCAGACACTAATGAATTGGATCTGCTTAAAAGCAGTGTCGAAGCATTAGAACGCAAAAATCACGAGCTGATTGGTAAATTAAAAAAATCCAAATCAGTGCCTGAAGGCATCGATGTCCAAGAGTTGATGGACTTCAAGGCAAAAGCAGAGCAAGAACAACTGGAATCAAAGGGCAAATACAGCGAAGCACTGCAAGCCAGAGAGCATCAGTTCCGCGAAAACAGCACCAAAAAAGATGAACGCATCGCAGAGCTGGAGGCCCGTGTACGTGACCTTGAGCTGACTGCGCCTGCGGTTAGCGCCTTGTCAGACGTTGTGCATGACCCTGATTTAGTCATGCGGAACTATTTGAAGGATAAGGAAATCCAGCAGGGCAACAATGGCCCGGTGATGGTTGATGGCTATGAGCGAATTCCTGTCGCTGACTGGGCTCGCAACAACGTGCCGGAATGGGTGCAGAAGGTTCCTAAACCCCAGGGCGGTGGCGCACCTGCAGCGCGTAGTGCATCGAGCGGGGGTCTAGATCCTGATTTGCTGCGTGACTTGACCGTTGGCGGCATTAATCGCGGCATCAACATGTCAGCCCTGGGTGAAATTATTAGAAAGCACCCTGAAAATTGGCAGAATTACAAAGCTGAAGCGGAAAGACGTTTGCGCGAGCGTTAATATGAATCAACTGGCAACGCTACGCCGAGCCAATCGGGTTACGCCCACACCGTAAACACTACTTCAGGAGATCATGGCCACCCTTCGGTCAGACTTGATCATCCCCGAGGTATTTAGCCCTTACGTCATCGAGGAATCGACCCGTTCCGACGCATTTTTGCAGTCGGGTGTGGTGCAACCGATGGCCGAGCTGAATACTTCCGGCGATGGCAGCGGAGACTTTGTTTCCGTGCCTTTCTATAAGGCAAACCTTTCTGGCGACTTTGAGGTGCTGACCGACAGCACGTCATTGACACCAGGCAAAATCGAGGCAGATCGTCAGATCGGCGTATTGCTTCGTAGAGGCAGGGCTTTTGAGGCAAGAGACCTTGCGGCATTGGCATCTGGCTCTGACCCGATTGGAGCGATTGGCCAGAAAATGGCCCGCTATGTAAACCACCAAAAGCAGAAGGATCTTGTTTCCTGCCTGTCTGGTGTCTTTGGCTCGCTGAATAACAACTCTTCCAGCAGCGCCTTCTTTGGCCTGTCCTTGGATTCTGAGTCTGGTGATTCACCGACCTCATTGACACCTGGCCACGTCGCACGCGCCAAAAATCTTTTGGGCGACCAAGGCGACAAGTTGGCCGCTGTGGTCATGCACAGCGCGACTTATTACGAGCTTGTCGAAAGGCGTGCCGTGGATTTTGTCGCGGCAGCTGATACCACTGCAGGCGCAACCGCAAGCGGTGGTTCGCTTGAGGGTGCCTTTGGCAACCCCACTGTCCCGGTCTTCATGGGAATGCGGGTTGTGGTCAGCGATGACGTGCAAACCACAGGTAGCGGCGCTTCTACGGAATACGCCGTTTACTTCATGACCCAGGGCGCTGTCGGCGGTTCTGAGGTCACTGCGCTCAGGACCGAAACTGATCGTGACATATTAAGTTTGTCAGACGCGCTTGCAATTTCGCTCGGGTACTGCTACCACCCGATCGGTGCTAAGTGGGGCGTGACCACGGTCAACCCGACTCGCGCTCAGCTGGAAACCGTGGGTAACTGGTCGAAGGTGTACGAAACCAAGAACATTGGTATCGTCCGCGCGACAGTTATTAGCTCCCTTGATTAACCCAGGAGGTAACTAACCATGGCATCCATTTTTGAGGCAACAGCGGGCAAACTTATTGGCCCGACTACTGGCGGCACTGTGACCCAGGCCAGCAACAAGACGACCGGCGTAACGATTAACGCTGCATCCGGTCAAATCACCATGAACGGCGCTGCCCTTGGTGCAGGCGCTGAAGCCACTTTTGCTGTGACCAACAGCGAGGTGGCCGCAACAGATGTTGTCGTTGCTGTTCACGGCTCTGCCGGAACTGCTGGCAGCTATTTGGTGCAGGCAAGCACGATGGCGGCAGGTTCTTTCAACCTGACCGTTTCAAACGTGTCTGCTGGCTCGCTGTCAGAGGCGATCGTCATCAACTTTGTTGCGCTTAAGGGCGCTTCTAGCTGATGGCTTTGTTCGCTTTCAAGCGACTTAGGGAACAGCAGGCTGCCGCGCAAGCGGTGGCCTCTGCCCCTGCTAAGACTGAACCCAAGACCACCACCCGCAAGGCCAATGGCAGTAACAATCGTCGCAACAGCGGGCGGGGCAAGCTCGAACAGCTACATGACGCTGGCGGAAGCTGATGCCTACGTTGACGCCATGGTGCTGGGCACTGATGCGAACAAGTGGGGCTCAGGCAACGCTGATAGTCGCAACCGTGCGCTGACAGCTGCCACACAACGGCTTGACCGCGAAAGATTTCTAGGGGCCAAGGCAACCGACACGCAGGCGCTTGAGTGGCCGCGTACAGGTGTCAGAAAGCCTTCGACGTATATCAATACTTACGCAACGGGATTTCCGTTTCGTATCGCCGACGATTTCTTCACCGATACAGAGATTCCGTCGCAGATTAAACACGCTCAGATTGAGCTAGCGGTTTACCTGCACAGCAACAAAGACGGCATCAGCCTGGGCGGCCTTGAGGACTTCAAGAGCATTCAGGTGGGCAGCATTTCGGTCGTGCCTGATAAGACCGGCTCAGTGGGAGCTGATCGCGTGCCGCCCATGTTTGAAAGATATCTCCACAGCCTTAGAATTAGTGGACCAGGCAACATTTCTGTCAAACGGAGCTGATTATGGGCTATGGATACACGTCGGCCAAGGCCACGATCATCACAAACACAGCCGCGCACACCGGCAAGTTTTTCAAGATCATGGCGCTTGAAGATTCTGTAATCGCGTCGATGACAGCCACCAACATCACAGAAAACGGCTCAGCTACTAAAGAGGCGATTGAGTTTGATACAGCCGCCTGTATTGAGGGGCTGATTATCACCAGCATCACCCTTACAAGCGGCACCATCATTGCTTACGAGGCTTAATGGCACTTGGCGACATCCTGGCGGCAAAGCTGGCCCCGATTATCGGGGGAACGGTTCTTGGCGGTGATGTCACGATTCGCTTTGTGACTGGTGGCAGTTACAACGCCACGACGGGCACGGTTACAGAGTCTGAATCAGACACAGCAATCAAAGGTGTTGTCAGTGAAGTGGCGCTCCGTGAGGCCAATGAGCTGATTCAAGCGGGTGACAAAAAGCTCACCATTTCGGCGGCAGATGTGGCTAGCGCACCGGAGACCAAAGACCGCGTGGTGATCAGCAGCATTGTTTATCAGATCGTCCAGGTGGACAAGCAAGAGTTGAATGGTGTGGACATCGCCTTCGACCTTTATTTGAGGGCCTAACGATGGCAAAGCAGATTGGTTTTGATCAAGTTGACGACTACTTAAACCGGCTGGGGGACTTCTTCGCGCAAAGCACAGTGTTTGAAGCCGACAAATTGTTAAAAAAAGCAACGCCAACGCAAACCGGCAGATTGCGAGCAAGTTGGCAGATCGGTGAAAACGCCATAAGTCGCGACTCAGAACCACCTGGTGAATACTCGGCGGCTCAAGGAGGCAGCATCCCTCAAGCAAAGGGCATTAACTACCAACCAGGCACTGAAACAATCGGCAACGTTTACAACGTTCACAACGCCGTGGAATATGCCGAACCGATTTGCATGGGCACCGGCCTGCCACCTTCATGGGGCAACGACTTCAAGACCACCCAGGGCACGGTTGCGGGTTTCCCCGAAATGATCACAAAAGAATTACAAGTTGATTCGCAGAGGCGTTTCAACGATGCTGTTAAAGATGCTCAAAGAAAAGGGAGAATCTGATGGCTGCAGCGGATCTCAACGCAGTACGCGCCACCATCGAAGGCAGGCTTGCGACAGAGCTGGCTAGCAGTCCCGCAATTCCAGTCGTGTTTCACAATATGGCGTTTGAGCCAACGCCTAACTCGTCATGGGTGCAATGCCTTGTGAGCTTTGGGTCAAGCCAATATTTAGGCCATGGGCTTACAACTAATTCTCAGAATCGGATTGTCGGTCTTCTTGTCATCAGCATCTTCTCCGCCAAAGGTGTTGGCCCCGGAGCTAATTTTACTATCGGCAAAAGGATTCGAGACCTTTACAATAGAGTCATCGTGTCGGGGGTTTACTTCGACGCTGCAACAGGTCCACAGGCACTGCTTTCAGCAGCACCCGAGGGCTACTTCCAAACAAGGGTTTCTGTGACCTTTGAATTCATCGAGGAACTTTGACCTATGGCTTTTTATCGAGGCGAAGAAGGCAGCGTCAAATTTGACGATGCCGGATCTAGTGCGGCGGCGATTACTAGCACTCGGTCGTGGTCGTTGACTCTCGACAAACAAGTGCTGGAAACCACCGTGATGGGCAGCACCTACGGCGGGAACGTTGGCGGAATTATCACGGGCTCAGGCAGTGTCGAGCTGATTTATACGGCATCAAGCGGTGATGAAACCGCTGCTTTTGTAGATCACATCAACACCCCAAACGATGAAGGCACCGCGTTGTTTGAGCTGTTCCTAGACACGTCAGGCGCTAAAAAAGTTAGTTTTGACGGTGTGGTGACATCAGCCGAACTCACCGCGACGGTGGGTGAACTTGAAATCATCACCGTTAACTTCACCACTAACGGCACCATCACCACCGCTATCTGATCATGGCTTTTTATCGAGGACAACAAGGCACCATCAAGTTCGACAAGGACGCTGCTGGTGCTGCTTTAGGTGAAATAGCTGCAGTGCGGTCTTGGTCGCTCTCAGTTGACAAAGAATCGCTGGAAGTCACCGATCACGGCGATACTTTTCGCGCATACGTTGGGGGCTTGATCGGTGGCTCAGGCTCCTGTGAAGTGCTTTATGACGCACCTGGCGCGGGCGACAAGCTGGATTTATTTAACGAGGCATTGACCGCGGAAGATCCAGCCAACGCAAACTTTGAGCTGTATCTAGATGAAAGTGGCGACAAAAAAATGTCGTTTGCTGCTCTAGTTACAGGCGCAGAATATAGTGCTACGGTTGGAGAGCTTGAAGTGATTACGGTCAACTTCACCGCCAACGGTACTATTACTTCCGGTATTTAATGCCTGCGACTCAAAGAACGGTTGACATGCTGGTTGGGGCGTTTGATCTCAACCAGCGTCGTAAATTTGAACTAAAAAACGCTGAAGGCAAGAAAGTTCTAGATCTGTTTTTCAAGCCAATCACACGCGCTGATCGGAAACGCGCTCAAAACCTTGCCAACAGCGAGGAAGCATTAGACATCAGCACGCAGATGCTGTGCCAGATGGCAGAGCTTGAGGATGGTACGAAAGCTTTTGCCTCAGCAGATGCACCGAAATTGCAACGTGAGTTGCCTGAGTCTGTTCTGAATGAACTTGAGTTGTTCTTGTTTGGGCTTGGCGATGATGCCGACTTGCAAGACGCAAAAAACGACTGAAGCAGGACAGCTGGGCTTATTTTGAGTTTTTCCTGGCCTGCGAATTAGGTATGACCGTAAGCAGGCTTCGCAACGAATTGACAGATGCGGAGCTTATTTACTTTGCTGCCTACCACGAACTGAAGGCTGAAAAGGAGCAGCAGGCAATTGATCGCGCCAAGCAACAGCGGCGGTAAGCTGGGACAAGTTAGTTGGCTGATGTGACCACAACAGTCCTTACAGCCAAGTTTGATTTTTCTCAGCCAAAGTCTGCCATCAAGGGGACGCAGGCACAGGTTGACCAGTTAAAAAATAAAGCCAAGGGCGCACAAGGCGCATTAGACAATGCGGCTAAGTCTGCAAAGGGTGCAGGCGTTGCATCTGCGTTTTTTGGCAAAGCGGCAACGGGAGCGGTCCCAGGTGTTGCGGCCCTAGGTACTGCCTTAAAAACAGCTTTAGGGCCCATCGCTTTGCTGACATCAGCGGCGGGTGTTCTTACCTCTGCCTTCTCGACGTTGGCTCAGCAGGACTTTGCGGAAGCAAAGGTCCGCACGCTTGGCGTCAACAGTGAGGAATTGAAGGGCCGTCTTAGTGATGTGAGCCGTGAGCTGTCGGGCCAAGCCAGCGTTGTTGATCTAACTGCGGCGGCTTACGACGTGGCCTCTGCTGGCTTTAATGATGCGGCTTCTGCCGCGCAGGTGCTGAAGGCTTCGAGCCTTGCGGCCACTGGTGGCTTCTCTGATCTAAACACCGTGGCAGATGCCACAACGTCAGTTCTTAACTCCTATGGCTTGGGGGCAGAAGAAGCTTCGCGCATCACTGACCAGTTCATTCAGACGCAAAACGACGGGAAAATTGTTATTGGTCAATATGCGGCCAACATCGCAAAGGTTGCCCCTATTGCAGCGGCCCTGGGCATTGGCCTGGATGAGGTCAACGCAGCGGTGGCCCAAATCACTGGCACAGGTACTGGCGCAGAAGTCACATTTACAGCACTCAAAACAGCATTCGCCCAGTTGGCGTCTGGTGGAGTCGGAGAAAAGCTGAAGGAGTTTGGGGTCAATATTGACGCCAACACGATTGCAGCTGATGGCTTTGTCGGCACCTTGAAAAAAATCAAGGATTCTGGAGCTGATACGGGCGCGATTCTTAAAGCCTTTGGCACAGAGGCTGGCCCAGTTTTGCAGCCGTTGTTAAACGACTTTGACAAGCTAAACAAGCTGCTGGAGAACCAACGCAATGCCCAGGGCGCAGCCGCCAAAGCTGCCTTCGAGGCAGGCGACACAATCAACGGTGCCCTTAAGCGACTGCAAACAGCTTTTACAAATATCTTTGCTGATGGCGCAGAGCTTGGCGTGCTGCTCAAAGGCACATTTCAGGTGGCGGCAGTAACTGTTGAGGTCTTTGGGGCTGCGTTGAAGTTAGTCCTGGCCCCTATCCGTGGGCTAATTCAAGGCGTCACAACATTTTTTGCGGAGCTAAAGCCATTTGGTGAAAACATAAATCTGGCTTATGAGCTTGAGAAAGGATTCCAGGCAGTAATGAGTGGCGTGGATTTTGCCACTAAAGCCATTACAGGATTTTTTGCTATTACTAGCAATCTGGCTTATACAACTCTTGGCAACGTTATAAATTTTGCCAATGGAATTAGAGAAGGAATCGTCGGTATCTTTAACGACCTTGGCGCAACAATACGCAGCACGCTAGAAAACCTTTATGCCAACATCCCGCGCCCAATACAATTCATTATTGAGGAAGCGGGCAAAGGATTTAAGGCTGTTCAAGGTTTCTTAGGCCAAGCCGTTTCTGGTGTCGTTAATAAAATTAAAGGCGCTGGCCAAGGCATCGCCCAAGGCGTCAAAGAGTTGGCCATCGTTGGTGGTTTTGACCCGGCGGCATCGACCCAAAGCACCGCAGCAGCTGCCAACGTTTCAGCTGCCAACGCGATACAACAAACAGGCGGCGACCTTTTAACGCCTGGTGGCAAGCCAAAAACAAAAGAACAAACAGACGCCGAAAAAGAAAGAAAAGATCAGTTAGCGCAAAAAGACAAACTGCTGAAGAAACTTGATCGACAGTTTCAGCTAGAAACCGCAGTTGATGACAAGCAACGGCGTCAGCTTGAGCTTAATTTCAAGATTGCAGATCTCAAAACACAGTTCCCTAAGCTGACAGAAGACGAACTTAAGCCGCTAGAAGATAAACTGAGGCTTAGCAATGACACAGTAGAAAGCAAAATACTACAAGAGGCTTTAGACAAGAAAGCTCAAGAAAATGCAGACAAACTTACCGCTCAATATGAACAATTAGATAGTGCATTTAGAGACGGCATTGTTGATTCAATTATGTCCGCAGTTGATGGCACTAAATCGCTTTCTGATTCTTTGGTTGGTGTTATCAAACAGATGGCAAAGCTGATTTTGCAGCAGCAATTAATGAACGCCTTGTCTGGCTTTAGCTTTTCAAGTTTCTTTGGATTTAGGGCTAACGGTGGGCCAGTGTCAGCCGGGAACCCTTACATAGTCGGCGAGCGAGGCCCTGAAATGTTTGTTCCTAGCGGTTCAGGCAAGATCGTGGCCAACGATCAGCTGGGAGGTAGCACCAACGTTGTCGTAAACGTCGATGCCAGCGGTACTAACGTAGAAGGCGATGAAGGCTCATCACGTCAGCTTGGCGCTCTTGTTGGCGCTGCTGTTCAGAATGAGTTAATCAAGCAGCAACGACCTGGAGGACTCTTAAGCCGATGACAGCTAGCTGGGATTCATCTGTCAATATTCCGCCTACCTACGGCACGACAAAGGCCAGCCAGCCGATTGTCCGTCAAGCACAGTTTGGCAGCGGTTATCAACAGGTCGGCAGCCTTGGCATCAACCAAAACCCGAAGTCATACGCGCTGACCTACAACTTGTCAGAAGCAGAGTCAGACACAGTGGAGGCGTTTCTAGATGCTCGCGGCGGCACTGAAAAGTTCATCTTCACACCGCCAAGCGAAAGCAGCAGCATCAAGGTGCGTTGCGCTAGCTGGAACAAAACGATGACAACCAAGGGCCGCGTTCAATTGACCACAACTTTTGTTCAGGTGTTTGAAGCATGAGCACGCCGCAATCAATTCAAGAACAGCTTCAGTCCTTGGAGCCGTCAGCAATTATCGAGCTGTTTCAACTTGAACTGACCGAAGCCGTCAACGGTGTTGACCAGACGTATTACTACCACGCAGGCACAAATGAGCTGACCGCTGATGTTGTGTTCAATGGCTTGACGTATGCAGCCACGGCAATCCAAATAGATGGCTTTGCAACCGCAACTAAAGGCGTATTGCCTCGTCCAACGATGCGGATCGCAAACATCAGCAATGCCATCTCAGCGTTGTTGTTGCTTTACAACCCACTGCAAGCGAAAGTCACACGGATTCAGACTTGCAAGAAGTTCCTAGACGCTGTGAACTTCACAGGTGGCACAAACGCAACCGCTGATCCGACCGCAAAGTTTGAGGATCAGATTTATTACATCGATCGAGTGGCAAGCGAAAACCTGACGATGGTTGAGTTTGAGTTAGCCAGCAAGCTTGATTTGATCAACGTGGCGCTGCCACGCCGTCAAATTCTTGAGCATTGCCCATGGGTTTACCGAGAAGACAGCACCTGCGGCTACAAGGGCAAAAAGTTTTTCGACATCAATAACAATCCGACAACAGAGGCAAATGATGTATGCGGCAAGCGTTACACCAGTTGCACTTTGCGTTTCCCTGAAGGCGATCTCCCTTTTGGAGGGTTTCCAGGTGCCAGACTTCAGATGTGATGCCGAGGCTCATGCAGCCAGGTCTTACCCGAATGAGTGCTGCGGCCTTGTTGTCAATGGTGAGTATTGGCCTTGTCGCAACACAGCAGAACTTCCGACCAGCACGTTTGTGCTTGAGCCGCGTGATTATGCCGTGGCTGCAATCATGGGCAAGGTTGAAGCTGTGGTTCATTCGCACCCAGAAGGTGGGCCAGCAAGTGAATCAGATCAAGCTGTATGCAGCCAAGGTTCCGTGCCTTGGCATATTTGGCGTATGCCTCAACGCGAATGGTTAACTATCAATCCTTGATCGGTCTCCAGTGGGAGTACGGCAAAGCTGACTGCTTTTCACTGGTGCGCG